CTATCGAAATAGCCGTGGAGCCGTGGCGGCGACAGCGGCATCGAAGGCCGCAACGAATTCCGCAACTTCTTGTGGATGTTCTCCGGCCCAGACCCCTAGGACATCCCATTCTTTAATTTCGTCCCAATGATCCTTCCACCAGGCTTTGCTAGCCTCTCTCGCTAGGTGACCACCGACCCCGCCGTCGAAAAACGTCTTGAGGATAAGGTCACTGGAGACATTTCTCTTCTTAAACTTTCGGCACATCTCTCTTTGTGCCCCATCGTTGGCAGTGGCAATTGCAAACAGAAACGCTCGAATCGTGTTTTCCGGCGACCTCTCAACACCTTTGCTACCTCGCTTGCAAGGAAGCTTTAGCGCATTCCCACGTTTTTTTGCTGACTCAGGAATGAGTGTATCTGCATCGACGACGAGCAATCGATCTCGAAAGACGGGGTCCTTGTCCGGCAGCGCTAAGAGATTTGATCCACCTACGCCGAGCGGGATTAGCTTCAAAGAGACGCCATGAGGTGACGCGATTGTCCGCCGCGATCCAGCTGGAAGAATTGCATTCAAAAATTGCGCTCCCTCAGCATCTTCGAAATAGACGCAAAGCGCGCGCTTACGCGCCCTGCGGGTCACCGGCTCCGGGACAAGATCCATGTCTCTCAAGATTGCGGCGAGGGACTGATCTTCAGCCAACCGCGGCGCGCGGGTGTCTAGCAAGTAGATGACCCTATCTGGGGCCTTCGAGTTGCCATCCCCGTCCGGATGTACCGCTTGTATTAGTGCGGGCGAATGGGTTGTAGCAATTATCTGCAACTGGAGTTTTCGAGCGTAATGCTTGAGGACTTCAGCAAGCCTCCCAATCGCGTGCGGGTGGAATCCAACATCCATCTCGTCGATCACCAGCAATCCGCCTGGATAATTATTCCCCAATTCACGTTTAAGTCGGTTGAACGAAGCGAGCGCAGTGGCGATACTACCCAAACTATCCTGACCCATAGAAATCGCTAGCGCGTCGTGCAACTCATAGCCGGGGTGAATAGCCCGTTTCTTGGCGCCTTTTATGGAATGTTGGGTGGCACCATCGTTAACGTTGGTTCCTATGATTACAGCGCTTACCACGTCCTTCATGACATGTTTATCTTGGACGTGCATGTCCGCAACGGTGCTAGTGACCTCACGTTCGTCTGCCTCGCCTATTGAGGCGAGCCTGCGCATGCCCAAAAAAATGGTAGGCAGAGGAATTTTCGCGTCTCTGCCCACCTCATCTTCCTCGTTTTTATCAACAGTGCGAGGAACAACACGCGCACGCTGATATTTTGCACGTCGCGTCAGGGCACACCTCTTTCTAACGTCGACGTTGCCGACCGCGGCTACTACTATCGGGGATGAATTCGGATCGGCCTGCGCAATATCAACCTCTGTAAGCCCAACGTAGACGATCCTTTCTATGTTCAAATAAAACAGGTCGCCGAAGTAGCTCCGTGGCCCTGCTTCATCTGTCAACCCGAACGTGTTGGTCAGCAGTCCGAGTATCGTGGATTTACCGATACCATTATGACCAGCGATTATGGTCATCCGATCGGCGAAATCTAACTTTAGTTCTCCAAGCTTGCGAAATGGAGGCTGCCCGAACTCAATTGATCGAACTCGAATCGCACACGGTGCCGAAGCGGCCATCTTATATATCCAAGGGGTCGACGATGACAAAGTGTAATGAACACATTGCGAATCGTAAACCCTCAAGGAGCAGACGACGTCGAGTGCCCAGTCCCCTATATTGCTGCTCCAGCCCCCCTAACCTCATCGTTTGCTTAGCCCAAGGCTTATCTACGTCATCGCTTTTGCCTCGGGCTGCGCCCCCTCACCTCTTCTCGTACGATGCGACACCAGTATTCCGTGCCACCCCATGGAGGACCGGGATTGCTCTAAGCGTGCGACGATCTCCGCATTCGCTGAACGCCCATTCTGCGCCGCTATCTCGTTGATCTTATCGCGCATACCGGGCGGCAGAGCCGACACCGCTTATAAGGTGTGGCGACTTTCTCTCGAGTTCGTCCGTGAGCGCTGGCCATGACTGCCACCGCGCGCCGCGAACCGTAGCAGGCGATGACGGCACGCATGTTGCTGAAAAAATGACTACTGATTTGGGTAGTAGAAAAAAACTCGGCCATCGGCTATCCGGCGTGTTGTCCCGCCTCCTATAGCGTGGCCGCGATGCCCTTAACTCGAGCCAGAAGGCGATAGCTGATCACATCGAGATCGTCCTTATGCCACGAGGAAATCAGATGCACGATATCGACTCGTTTTCCCAAGACCAAAGGCAATTTCTCCGGCTTCTTCTCGATGATGTCAAAGGGCCGACGACAGCTGCCGCCCTTCTTCGTATCATCGAGCAGCTGGCATATGCCTTGATGCCAGATCAGGATCAGGACCAGGACCAGGACCAGGACCAGGACCAGGATCGCAACATGGTGCCCCAGGATCTGCTAAACGATTTCGACGTGTGTATGGCCGCACTCCAGCACACCAAAATTGGAGCGCTTTACAACGAAAAATCGACATAACCTTATGCTGGCACGGGCGTGCAATTGATCTGCAGCTCAGTAATTTGGTCGCCATCGAGAAAGCCGTGAATTAGTCACCAACTGGCGGTGTCGGGCCAACGGTTTTTTCCCCGCGAACTCCTTTGAGAACTACGGCGCGGGTGCCGACCCATCGCTCAATCTCGGAGGCCCGCCATCCGACAGCCTTGCCGGTCAATCCTACCGGCGAGGGAAAGTCGCCTCGCGCGATCAGCTCGTAAATGGTGGTTTTCGATACACCGACGATTTTCACCAACTCCGAAATCCGATAGATCAATGGTTGAACCATGGCTGCTCCTTGTTCAGATGCAGATACAACCAGACTCGCTTCCCAAATCAAGTTCCAATTGCATCCGCGGGGTTAGGATTCTAAAGCTCCACAAAGGCCTAGGGACAATGGCGCCGCGGTAAGCCACCCTGGAGATGGTGGCACCTTTTGGCGGCCAGATTCGGCTGGGCCGGTGTCCGGTTTTGCACCCCCGTTCGTGCGCCGCCACCATCTTCCCGGCTGGGCGCCGTCTGCCGCCGGGGGCCGCCCATTGAATCTGAACTTCCGCCCGGTCGTTGGGTAATGCTGGAAAAGGCAGCGGAACGTCCGAAGACATTTTTCCTCATGATGGAGGCGGGACGGTGCACGCCGGTCTACCACGCGCACGCGGCAGAGCCCGTGGCATCGTGACCGGCATTCGGCCGGAGGGCGCGAACGGGCACCCGTCCGGCAACGTTGCCGGACCACCAAGCTGTGACGGTGACCCTGTAGATACTCAAGCCGCATACAAACAATTAAGGGGTGCAGCTAAGAGAACTTTGGTAAAGTCACTTTTCTAAATGAAACGTCCGCCTCTGATTTATCCTATTCAGCAGCGCGCGCAAGAGGATGGCCAGTATCACGTTTGATGTCTGGCACGATCAACGGAGACGCCATGGAGCAGAAGAGAAGCTGGAAAGAGCGCATCGGCGTAGTTCTTTTGTCCTTCGTTGCGGCTGGGGGAAGTGCGGCCGGCGTTCAGGCATGGCGGCACTATCAAGCCCGGAATGATTACACGGCAGCAGGCTTTCCATCGCAACGGAGCTTTGATGCCTTCAAGCGAGAATGGGCACGCGTCGAGGCCTTGCCACAGTACGCAGAGTGGCGACGTGGAAAGGGCGCTAACGGGACTAAAGAGTCCTATGCACAACTGGCTGCAGGTGGCATATCGAGGCTGCCCGACCAGGAACTCTTGCAAAGAGCAAAAATCCTCGTAGAGGTGATGGACAACTTGAGTTCCGGCGCCTGTGCTCGGATGTTCACAGGTGACATTTCAGGACAAGAGTCCTACCGCTCCGTTATTGACGCCGTGGAGCATAGTAAAGAGCCTAATGCTATAGACGCATGGGCGAGGATATCGGCGGATGCGGCAATAGCGAATCTCCTGTCCTATCCCGTGCCTGTCATCTCTGAGCAGGAAATCAGCCGTCAATTGGGCGCCGTCTTCGCGAGACTACCGGATGCTGAACGGGAGTCCATTTATGCGCTCGTCACGCATCCCTCGTCGCTTACGGATCGACAGAAGTGCGACAGCGGTATCGCTCTATATGAGACATTGATCGGAGCCAGCAGTCCGGCCAGAGAAATAGGGCTTCGTGCGGTCATGATGGATTAGCACCCAGATATGACTTGTCGGCGTCGCCGCATTGAGCTCATCAGTCATCCATCTGAAGCAGACCCTGCATGCCCCCTGCGACCTGGCGCTGCAGAGCGGGAGACCATGCGCGCTCAGCCAGGGAGCGGACGAATTCAGGATTGGTGAGCTTCCGGGCTGCCACATTCGCCATAAGAGGAACGGCAATGGCGCTCGTCAACGCCGGCACGTTGCCTGTGAGCGCCGAGGCGATCCCGCCAGCGCCCAGCAGGTTGGCGGCCATGGCACCGCTGGTCCCGGACGGATTCGCGAAGACCTTGGAGCCATCCCGCACATTCGAGGCGACCTTGGCCACGTTGTTCAACTGGTCGAGCAGCCCGTCTTTGCCGGTCCGGCCGAAAAGAGTCTGGCGCGCGGCCGGCGATAGTCGGTTCCAGTTGGTAAGGAACGTGCTGGTAGAAAATGCGTCGCCGGCATCATTTTGCTGGCCAGGCAGCGCGCGGCCCATCCGGCGCACTACCGCGGCGGCGAGCGCGCGGCGATTTTCCTTCGGCAACGCACTGACGACCCGGCGAAGAACCGTATCGCCGTCCGCGCTGCCCATCATGGCGGCGTTGAAAATCTTCTCCGGGGTGTCGCGGCCCGCGACGCTGTCGAGCGCTTCCAGGCGCCCCAACTGGTCCTTGCTGAACTTGTTGGCCCAGCGCCAGGTGTCCGTCGCCTCCGGGCCGGCCTTCTTTGCCGCGTCGCCCAGGTCTTCCGACAGCGCGGCATACAGCGCGCGCCACTTGTCCCGCGGCACGTCGGACGTGAAAGTATGGTTGTCGATTTCCTTGCCGACGAGGGTGCGCAGCTTCTTGATCGACTCGTAAGGCAGCGTCGCCGGCGCGCGCGGCGGTTGCCCGGGCAGCCGATGACCGTAAGGGATTGGCGCGGACGAAAGGTCGGAGTTCAGTGCCTTCTCGATGCCTTCGATGCGCCCATTCTTGAACATCGCCGACAGCGCCGGCGCACCGACGATGTCGGAGTTCAGGGCGTTCAATGCGGCCTTGGTACGTGCTACCGCGATTGGCGTCGACGCTGGTAGATACTGGTCGAGCTTATCGTACAGGTGCGTCTGTAGGCCCTTCACGCCCGCCTTGAAGTCGTCCAGGCCGCTGGCAATGGCTTCGCCTGCCTCGACAGTTCCAGCATTCGGCGTCAGGCCCTTTACGACGTCATCCACACCGCCAGAAATGTCGGCCGCCTGGTTGATTGCCTTCCGGTTCATAACGCCGGCCCCGCCGGGCGTACGCGAGAGGACGCTATCGAGCGCTTGCGCGATACGTCCCTGCGTCGCCTGGCCAACGGTCGGAGTCGTCCCCGCGGCATTGAAGGCGTCGATGTTGGCCAGCATGTTGGGCCGGTTCGCGTCGGTAGCTCCCAGCACGGCGCGGGTGGCTTGCCGGCCGAGGCCCAGAAGCATGGCGGGTCCAACGCCGCCCGCCAGCGCGGCGCCGACTTGGGCCATCGGACCTGCGCCAGATTCGCGCGCCGCACCGCCCGCTGCGCCGCTCGCGGCAGCGCTGGCCACCTGCGCGCCAGGTGCGGCCGACAGCAGCGATGCAATGCGCTGGCCGGCGGACGTCACCAGCGGGTCTACCACGCGACGCGCGGCCCCAGCAACACCGGCCGCCCCCGCCATGCTGCCGGCGACATCCTGCGCGACCCGTTCTCCGGCATTCTTCGGCTCGGGCAGCCCCAGGGCGGACAACGCGGCGCCGACATCAGCCTTGGGCAAATCCCCACCCAGCGCGTTGACCCCGCTTATCACGCCGTTCACAGCCGCCTCGGGGAGCGCGGCCAGGCCAGTGATGCCTGCGCGCGCCGTCAGCCCTATCTGGCGCGCCCATTCCTTGGGATCGTGGACACCGCGGAGGATGCCCGCCGCCCCCTCTCCCTGGCTCGGCTGAGCGCCCGGTGCCGACGTCGCCGGAGGCTCGCCAGCCATTTCGATCCGCATGACGCCGTCAGGCCCGCGGCTTGTTGTCGTGCCGTTGCCTACGCTGTCGAATTGGTCAAAAGGGTTGCCGCCTTGCGCTGGCGCGGCGCCCCGCTTTTCGTCGAAACGATCGAATGCGTTGGGCGCAGGCGCGGCGTCGGCACTGGGAAGCGCCGCGGCCGCGATGCTATCGGCGATGCCGCCGGCCTTGCGCACGACATCAGCGGCAGCCGCCAGCTTTCCAACGTAATCCGGATCCTCGGCATAACCGCCAGCCTTGAGCCCGCTCGCGAATTTCGTAGCATCCGCTCCGGCGCCGAGGGCGCTGCGATACGCCGGGTTGCCCCCGATCAGGTCGACATAGTCCAGCCCGAACGCTTCCGGCGACTCGTAGGTGCGGTACCGGTCGCGCGACCCCGTCATGTTGTCCGTCGCCGCCGTCCCGCCGCCAGAGAAGTCCTTGATGTTCCCCAGGTTGTTGGTGCCCGGGATAACGCTCTTGCCCCATCCCGTTTCTAGGCCCCATTGCCCCAGCAATACATCAGGATCGACGCCCAGCGCGTTCCCGACTTGCTTCGCAACCCCGGCGTACTGCTGCTTGAACTGATCCGGCGTGGCCATTTATTTGCTCCCAAGGACGCGCGCGGCCGCGCCGCGCCCATACTTCTGGTCGAACTGTGCCGCCAGGTTCGGGTTGTTTCGCAAATACTCAGCCGCGGCGGCGGGCACGGCGGCACCGGCCGAGGGCGCAGGCGCGCCCCCTCCGGCCGGCGGGGCAACACCATACTTCTGCTGATACGCCTGCTGCGCCCGGGAAATCAAGCCGTCCGCGTAGTCGGCCACTTGCTTGAGGCCCGCGCGCAATTGTGGCGTCGACGTCGTCGTATCGAGCGCGGCCAGATTGTTCTGCAGAAGATCCAATTCGCGTTCCGATATAGATCCGAGCGCCCCGCCGGTTTTGGATGCATCCCGCATCGCCTGCAACACCGAAAACCCGATCTGCGACTTCAGGGAATTGAGCTGATTCTTCAGGTCCGATTGCTTGCTGCCGGGGTAGCTGGGAGTATTGCCCCATATGCCGTCCAGCGTGGACAGGTCCGGATCCGCAGCCAGTTGACGTGCCAGCGTCCCCATGCGGCCAACGTCGGTCGAAATGTTGCCAAGGGCACTTTGATCGGCGATCTGCGTTTGCTGCCGCGCGCGCTCTTGTTGTTGAGCCGCGAGCGCTTCCTTCCCTTTGACCGGCGCGCCGTCTGAGCCGGTCAGTGGTGTCATGGTTCCCGACGCCAGGTCCGCGAGCACGAAGCCATCCGGGGTCTCGACGACCTGGGTCTTTGGCTGTGCAAAGTTCCTGCCAATGTTGGAAGGATCGTTGGCGTTGAACACGGTGCCATTCGGCGCGACGGTCGGCTTGGGGCCGAAAACGTCGTACATCGCCTTGTAGTTGGCGGCGTGTTCTGGATCCAGCGCGACGAGGCGGCCGTACTTCTCCGGCGTCATGCTTATACCGCCCGAAGACTGGGCGGGGGCCGATAGGGGAGCCCCAGGCGGCGCCCCCACCGGCGCCGAAAGGGGCAGCGATTGCGCGGCCGGAGGCGAAACAGGCGAGCCGGGGGGCGGCGCGGCCGGCGCACCTGCGAGCGGCGCGGCGCCAGGTACCGGCACTGCACTGCCCGCAGCGCCGCCTGTCAGGCCTGCGAGCTCCTGCATAACCGCGGCTTGGCGCGCCATTTCCAGCCGCTTGGCCTGTAGCTGCTGCGCAGTGAGTGCGCCCTTCAGAGAACTGTCGATCGAGCTGCTGTAGGCCTGCTGTGCGCCTCGGAAGCCTTGCGCCAAGCCTTGGCCGAGCGTGCGCGGCGTCGACGACCAGGCGCCAGCATCCAACAGGCCGGCGGCCATGTTCATCAATGCGTTGCCGCGCGCGCTATCCAGGCCCGACTGCCCAATGATCGGCGCCAGCATGTCGTCGCCCGATCCGCCGAGCAAGCCGCGCCAGGACGACATATCGGTATCAGCCATTTTGATCCCACCCATAGAGAAGGCCCAGCATCTGCTGTGGCGTGTACTTCGGTCGTTGAATTGTTATCTCAGGCTGCTGCAGCGATACCTGCGGCGTTTGCTGCGGCTGTCCCTGCTGCGCCATCGAATTGCCCATGCGGGCCAACTGCATGAACTGCTCGGCCGACAAGCCGCTCGATCCGGCTGCCGCCGGCAGCGTGGCGGCGCTGGTGCCAGTAGCCCCCATGCCCATGCCCGCGGTGCCGGTGCCGAGACCCTCCGCCAGCGGTGACGCATACGCCGCCGTGGTGTCGAACATGCCGTTCCCCAGCAGGCCGGTGCTAATCCCGCTACCCGCCCCGCCAGTACCCGCGCCGGTAGCGCCGGCCGTGCCCGCGCCCCCCGCCGCGCCGCCGGCACCCATCCCACCCAATAGCGCGCCGCCGCCGTAGACCGCACCCGCGAGCGCGCCAAGGGTGTCCACCGGCTTATTTGCGATCCAGTCCCCTGCCTTGTCGACGATGGGAATGCGTCGTACCGGGTTGATGGTCTTGTCGATCTTCTCGAAGGGTTGCATCACCTTCGATATACCGGAGTTGGCCAGCTCCGGAATCTTGTTGGACACCAGGTTGGTCCACTTATCGCCGAAGATCCACGACAGAGGGTCCGTGTACTTTTGGCCGAACGATCCGAGCGCGCCGATCGGCGACTGGTGGTTGTCGCCGTCCGCGCTGTTGCCGAGCAAGCTATCGAATAGCCCCATGACGATCCCCTACTTGCTCACTTGCCGTTCAAGACGCTGCAATTTCTGCGCCAAGCCCTTGGTGGCCGCCATGTTCACGCCGATCGCGTCCATGTACGGGATCATGTGTCCGTCGCCGCCGAAATTCTTTGCGAAGTCCTGGGCATACATGCCGACGTGCTTTCCCCCGCCGATGCCGAGATTGGGCTTATAGCGCCAGCTGTCCATCCGCGTGTCGCGCACCTTATCCGCGATGGCCTCGGTGTCGACCGGCGCCTTGTCCGTCTTCAGATCCTCGTCGGAGAAATAGCCCATGAGGCCGCCGAGGCCAGCGCCCAGTCCCTGGTACATACCGTTGTTCGTGAACATGCTGGTCACAAGGCCACCGCCCAGCGCCCCGCCCAATGCACTGGAGCCGCTATTCTGGTACATCGGCGTCGTCGTGGAACCGCCCATGTTCGGCGTCATGCCAAGGGCCTGCTCCAAGATGCCCAGCTGCTGCTGCGGATAGCCTCGCTGATCCTGGAACTGCTGATAATCCCAGTTGTTTTGGTTCTGAGCCTGCTGTTGCTGCTGGTTCCCGGTCTGCAGGACGGCGTTGCCGTTGTTAAGCTCGTTCTGTTGGTAGCCCGCGCCCAGCGTGCCCAATAGCCCGGCGCCCTGAAGGTTCAAGCCAGCGCCAGACAGCCCGGCAGCCTGGTTAGACTGCTGCGCCGTCAAGTTGCGATTGGCGTCGTTGTTGAACTGGTTTTGCGCATTGGAATACGCACTGTTGTTCAGGCTCGCCAGCGTCTGCGCCTGCACTTGCTGCGCGTTACGGTTGGTCTCGGCGTCCATCACGCCCTGCCGCGCGCCACCGAAGGCGCCCGCATTGGTTGCCGCGCCGCCGTTGTTCTGAAGCTGGATTTGTCGTTGCCGGTCCAGCTCGGACATTGTCGCGTCCGTCACGTCTTTGGTGTACGGGCTCATGTAGCCGGCCAGTGCATCCGGCGTCTGGCTTTGCGCGGAGACTTGCTGCGGCTGATAGGCCATGCCCGCGCCGGCACCTTGAATGCCTTGCCGTATCGCCTGGCCGCCATAGTTGTTCTGTGCGGCCTGCTGGACCATCCCAATGCCCAGGTTCTGAGACCCGTTCATCGGCGCGACACCCTGGCCAGAATATGGCTGGTAGGGCAGTCCCGCGACTTGCTGGGCCTGCTGATAATTCGACTGCCCGGCATCCTCCATCCACTGAGGAATGTCGTACTTTACGGTTTGAGTGCTGCTTCCGCCGCCGCCGCCGCCTTTACCCATTTTGGAGCTCCTTGCCGAGCACGGTCCATTTTGGAACGTACCCTAGACCCTTGAGAAAACTGCGCTCCCATCCGCGACGACCCGCAAGGGTCATCCGAGTGCAGCCCAAATCTTTGGCCCATGCCTCAACGCATGGCACCATCTCTTTGAGTTCGTCGAGGTCTCCGCCGGCAAGGAAAAACTGACATGCCTTCAGTCGCGGGTAGACAACTATCTCAGTCACTATCACGGCCCGCTTGCCGGGCCATAGCTGAAAGTGGCCCGCCTCTACACCGTCTTCGATGTCGCTAAGCGTGTGCGTGCCACCTGTGTATTGTAGGGCTGCCTCGATCCAATCGCTACAGTCCGCGAACTTTTCGCGCCACAAATCCATCACGCCACCGTCGTCGTCAATACGCCGGTGTTCGATACCGTCAGCGCGAACCGCGCGCCATTCGGGGCCATGAGAATGATGCGACCTTTCCCGATTTCCACGTCGGTCCCGCGCTTGAAGTTCTGTGCATCGGCCTGCGCCAACACGAGGTTGCGGCGAGACTCAGTGCTCGCGCTGTAGTTTGCTGGGGGGGTAGGTAGGTTCATCGTCCGCTCCCTGGTTGCGCGTCGAAACGCATGGTCCCGACTTGGAAAAGCACGTCCTGTAGCGCGTCGACTCGCATCTTTACCTGACGCGCGGAGAAGCGCATATCCATGTAGCCGTCCGGGCGCACCTGCGAATAGGGGCCAGCCATCAACTTTTGGCCCGTTGGTGTCATGCCGAGATCGAAGGAATATTGCACGCTGTCCGGGCCGCCGACGTTGGTGTCCGGAATTGCCTGGCTCACGTCCATGGTCATCTTTCCGGAACCGAAGTCGAGCGGACCGCTCTGCGCGTAGATGGTGCCCACGCGCGTGAGCCCAGCGTCCGTCCAACCCTGCTCATGCTGATAGACATTCCCGTCAGGCGCCGCGGCTATCGGGAATGGCCACGCTTCGCGGTCGGTCCATGCCGTGCGCGACAGCTGGCCGATTGACCAATGGTTCTCGCGATAATTCCAGATGACATAGCGGTCGTTCTCAAGGCTCTTTGCCGAGGGGTAAAACCACCATACCTCGCTGTACTGCGAGTTGATGCCGGCCTGCACCTTGGCGCCCTGCATCAGGTTGAGGTCATCGAAAACGTACTCTTGCACGTCGCAAGGAATCGCCCGAACGTTGCCGTCGTAGATGAAGAAATTTAGATTGCTCATCCAAACGCAAAAATCCAGCGTCGCGGCGTGGGCGCGTGGCCCAACCACGCCACAATTGGATCCGATGCGCTCGATGCCGTAGATCAGCGGCGGCCCTATGTAGCGCATGGCATGGACATCGGTGTCGGTGAAGATCAGCGACTCGCCAGTCATGCGCCGCCCCGACTGGGACAGGCCATTGGTGCGTAACCGCAGCTCGCCGGCTGAATTCGTGGCCTGCGGCGTCCACACGGTGTAGTCGCCCTGCGAGCACCACACGACGTCGCTCGGATCGCCGTTCGCACCAATGGCCACGACAAAATTCTCGTCCGTGACAAAAACCGACCGGCACTCCGTGGGTGCCGTAGCGTGAATCACTGTGGCCGGCCCCGTAGTCGTTGGATTCCACAAGAATATGCGTCCGTCCGCGGGCGAGCAGGCGATAAGAAACTGGCCGAAGTTGTCCAGCGCCCACACGGTGGCGTCAAGGATAAGGCCGCTGCTGCTGCGCTCGGTACCGTACGCTTCTTTTCCGTACTTGCTGGCACCGAACCCCAGCCCATACACCGAATCGGGACGCCCTGGCGCCAAATTGGCCGGCGTTATGTCGGTCGACTCGCCGCCCTCATTGACGTAAAGCTTCGAGTCGGTACCGATGGCGGCATGCCGGACTTCACGCAAATCGCGCCAGGTCAGCAACGCACGCGGAATGCCGGCCAGCGGCACCTTCGTCATCCGCTGCCAGCCGCCAACGGGTCGCAGCCGGCCGTTGTACCAACGAATCAGGTTCACGTCACGCCAGCGGCCTTTCGCTTCGTATTCGGTGCCGTTTCGGTATACCCCTGGCGGGATATCGAGCGGGAGCAGATCATCGGGCATCATCGCTTCCTTGTGTCACCCGCCCCCAGCCTTGGACGGCCCTGAAATCGTCGTTGATGGACTCAGCATCTGCTGCCAGCGCGTCATATTCTCGGCGGCATTCTTCGAGTACCAACCAGGGGGCTTGAGCGGTCGCCACATCGCGGCCGGCGGCGCGGGCTTCTGCGGCGGCGCGACGGGCGCCTGCGGCGAGCTGGCCGCGCAAGCTGTCAGCAACAAGACGCTGGCCAGCGAGGTCAGCTGCAGCTTTCTGGCGATCGATTGCATCCTGGGCACGTTCGGCCTCCATCTGTTGGGCCCAGGCCTGCTCCTGAGCGCGGTACTTCTCGGCCAGCTCGGCAGCAGCGGCCTGAGCTTCGAGCTGGGCCTGGGCGTGGCCCGCGGCGTACTGGGTATGCCCGTACCACTTCACACCGAACACGGCGGCCAGCGCCAGGGCCAGGCCGGCCGCCGCGGCGATCGCATACTTGGCCATGTGTTCACCTATCGGGGCGGGTTGGGGGACGACTGCTCGCAGACCCACTGATCCGCGTCGCGTCGATTCTGAAGCCCTGGGAGCGTTTGAAGACGGCCGGCCACCCTTCCCTTCACCCATGCGTCGTACTCCGCGCACGCGCCCGCGTAGTCGCCCGCGTTGAGCTTCTTCAGGAGGGTCGACTTGGCGAGGTTTCCGGCGCCCAGGTTGAACGTAAAATCGATGAGCGCCGCACGCTGCCAGTCCGTCAGGGGCACCTTGACCAGGCGACGGACTGCGGCGTCTGCCTCGGCCAGGTCCTGGGCCTTCAGCGCGTCGCATTCGGCATCCGAATACCGGCGGCCCGGCGTCACGCCGCCGGTGTGGCCCTCGCAGACCGTCCAGTAGCCGATCGGGTCGCGATATGGGAAGTGCTTGCGGCCTTCGAAGTGCGACACCAGCACGCCGGCGATGGCCAGCGCGCCGGCGCCCGCAGCAGCGGTTTGAAGCGCACGTTTCAGGGCGTCCGGGATCATGCTTCCTCGGCAATGCTGCGCCGCGCTTCGCGCCGCCATTTCCAGACAAGGTGTGCCGACTGCAGCGCGATATAGCAGAGCGTCGCAGCGATCACCCAATGATTCGGATCCGACCACCAGCCCGACGACATTGCAGCCGTCACAACCACGGGCGGAGTTGCTTTTAGGGCTTCTGTACCGAGTTCGTCAACTTGCATATCTCTCGCGCTCTCTACTCGGATTTCGGGACCAAATCGACGATTGCATCCGGAACTTCTGGCCAAATGACCCGCTTAGGAAACCCGGGTTGACCCGGTACGTCTCGCAGGCCCTGCCGGTACGCAATTGCGACCGCGATCCGCTCGGCATCCCGCAGGTCATTGGCCTTGTTCACGAGCACGTCGGCGACCCTCAGCCGAACGTTCCTATCCGAGCGAATACGGCGAGCCTGCGCAGCCTCGTAGGCGAGCGGAAGATATTGCGCGAGGATCGTCTGCAATTCCGCATCGGTCGGCCGGGGAACCGATTGCGTCCACCATGCCGAAATCACCGCGTCTTGCGGCTCGCGGGATTCAATTTCCAATGGCTGTGCCACGTCATAGTCCCGCCCCGGAACCAAGTCGGGAAACCGTTTCTGCAGGCAGTAGATCAAGTCTGTTTGGTCAAGCATTTCTTGTCCTCTTCCGCATGCGTTAGAGCGGGTTCAGGTCGCCCACGTACACGTTGCCGACATACATATTGAATGAGTTATTCCCGTCCCACTGCATGCGGATGGGCTGCCCGGAGTAGTTCACATACGACCCGACCGGCTGATAATTTCCAGGGTTGAAGTTGTTGGTGCTGTAGAGGCCGCCGATGTACTGGTTGTCGACATAGAGCTGCGCATTTGCGCCGTTCCAAGCGAAGGCGTACGAATGCGCGTCGGCAGCACGTGCATAGTTGCCCGCCGGCTGGTACGCGCCAGGATTGAAATTTCCGGTATCCCATGGCGTCACGCCTGCCCAAACCGGTCGTGCCCGCGGAAAGTTCACTTGGCCGCTATCGCTCACGACCAAGTTATATGCACTGTTGGCGCTATTGATGAACGCCAGCGATCCGTCGCCTTCCGTGCGAATCCGGGGCGCGGCGACGCCGGCACGTTGCACGACGAGGCCCACACCATTCGAGCAGTCAACGAGCAGCGCAGGCGCGTTCATCTGTCCGGCCAGGTTTCCGCCCGTGCGCGGGTAGTACGCGCCGGCGGCATCACTTCGCAATTGGTCGACGTACTGCTTTGGGGCTGCCTGCAATGCCGAGGTCGGGTTCCCCGGTAGCGTCAGAGCACCGGTCAGCGTGCCGCCTGCCTTGTCCAGCTTCGCAAAAAGCGCAGTGTCGATTGCGTCGAAGTTCGAGTTCAGCAGATCGCCCCACGTATCGGGGTCGCCGCCAACTTGTGGCTTCACTAGGTTGTAATGCGGGGTAAAGGTGTCGGCCATGTCGGTTCCCTTAAGCCATAACTTCGTACTGTGCAGGGGTCCAATCTCCGGAATCGTTCAGGCTCTCGGGCTCCCAATAGAGCCGATCCAGGATGGTCATATCAGTACTCGCGCCGAGGCTTGCGGTGCCCTCCTTGGTCACGAATCCATCGGCGGCACATAGCGAATCTCCGAAGAGTCCGGCAGTCGCCACGAACTCGCCGATCGTCCCGCAATCCACCAACGACACAGACTCGGAGTCGCTGAACCCCTGCCGTGTCACCAGACCCGCCACGGGTGCGCAGGCGCTTGGCGATGAAGCATCAGCGCTGGAAAATCGGATCGGATCCGCCGAGGTGATTTGATGGGAAATCGCTTGAATGGACAGTCTTCCGCGTAGCGTCAGAAGGACCGACAAGCCCATGTCGGAGGCCGAAGCCGTATCGACTATCCCTTGCGAATTGCGCTCACCCTCGCACGCTAGGTCCGACTCACCATCCAGCGCTGCGCCGGACCACAGTGTGGCGCCGCTGCTCGCTTCGCCACCGCTGTCCGCAGACCCCATTGCGGTCACGGCATACGTAGCGCCGCCCGATGCCGTCACGGACGACGAAGCATCAAGCGAAGCCGGCGTAATGAATGTCACCAGCACGCCCGCAGATGCGTCGCTCGTCGGTGCCAGCGCCGCGTAACCCCCCGTCGTCAGTTGGTCAACAACCGTGAGGCCAGCCGCTGCGGCAATGACCGCAGTGCCTGCGTACGTATGCGTGACGAACGCGTCGACGCCCGTGGGCATACTGTGCCCAGTGCTGACGGCTCCCGGGTTTACGTCCATTCCGGCCGGCCCTAGCTCAGGCTGATGGTTAGGCCCGAATCCGGGATCGTGAAAATGTCGCCAGTGGTGATAGTCTTCTGCACCTGCAGCAGCCCGTAAGCCAGCAGGTTGCCGCCCGTGACGGCGTCGAAGATCCCGACCGCGGTCAGCGTGCCCCAGTTGGCGGTCGCGGCCGGCCATACGAGCGCCGCACTGTTCGCCGCCACGCTGCTGCCCCCGTTCACCGAGGCGGGGTCAAATGTCGCCGTACGCCGGGAGTACGACCCGCCGGTAACCTCCGTGCCACCGCCGGAGAAGTTGGGCGCGACGGTGTACAAGGCCACATACAGGCTCGTAGGTTTCGTGAAGGCCGTAGCGCCGAAGACGTGATTCAGAACAGCGGACTGAAGGTAGCTCGTAAAGGCCGGCATGTCGCTTACTCCTAAAGAGTCAAATAGAGAGAAAAATTTCCAGGGCTGACCTGGAATATGTCGCCCGTGTTTACCGCCAGGCTTGGCGATAGGGGCGCAACAACAACGACGTTGCCGCCGGTGGGTGCGTCCATAACGCAGATCGAAGTGATGGTTCCCCAGTTGCCACCGGCCGGCGGCCAGGTCGGGGCCCCATTGCAGGCAACGCGCACCAGCGTACCGACCGTCAACGCGGTACTGAAATCCGCTTGCACCCTTACGTAGCCTGCGCCGCTAACCTCGACGCCGTTCAGGCCCGCCGTGTTGGGTGTAGTGGTGAATAAGCCGTACCAAAGATTGCTGGCGTTCGGCCCCGTGTAGGGCTGACCCGCCAGCACGGCATTTAGAAGCTTTGCGCAGACTCCCGCGACCATTCCCATCAGTAGCCCCTCGCACGCATGCGCAGCGGCGCGCCGGAGTGCATTGCACGGTCATCTGAAACGTTCAGCTTCTCCATGCCTTGATTGAACAGGGCCGCCCAGGTGGCCAGCCGCTCGTCATTCTTCAGGTATGGCGCCGAGTGCTGCAGCGCTCCATACAGGTACACGTCGGGACTCTGCCGAAGGAGCCAGTTGGACGGGTTGTCCGGGGACAGCGGGGGCAGCTTCGCAAAATAGACCATTTCGAACTCGTATTCCTGCGTCGGAGCCGGCAGGAACTTCATCTGCTCGCCGATGATCGCGTAATACTTCGGCAGATCGTGGCCCGGAAACATCCGCTCGCGGCGCGCGTACTCCCCGAGCTGGTGGATCGTCACGAGTTCGATTTGATGGACGCCATGCGGCGAGTTGGGAATGCTGAGGTCCAGCATTTCGATGTAATCGACTGGCACCGGCGCGTACGGGGTGCTTATCAGCGCCGTGGAAATAGCCACGGACCGTTGCGTGCGCCCGCGCTCATCCTTGTTGAAGTCGGCTTCGAATAGCGCGATGAACGACGGAATCGCGCCCGACAGGTCGCCGCGGTTCAGCCAATCGGCCATCGTCGCAACCAGGCCATCGTAGGTGTCGATCGCCATGCCTACACCTGGCCCGGTCGAGTGCGGAAGTGCCGATTCTCCGGATCGTTCAACCAAGCCTTGAATCGCTTGGGGTCCTTCAGGACGCCCCTTTGGCGGAGGTCCTGCAGCACCACCACCGGGATCCGTGCGACATGCTGCATGCCGTCGCCATAGCGTGCTCGCTCGTCCGTCGCAGCATACTGAGCCTTGTTCGCCTCGACGATCTGCTCGGCGTCCTGCTTCGTCTCGATGTACGCGACATCGCCGATCGGGTCGTAATGCCAAATCTCTTTCGTGCCGAGGAACGAATTGGACAGGAACGGGCGCTTTTCCATAGTGTGGGTGGGGCGGCTTTCGCCGCCCCCTCTCCTTACGCGGTGACGGTCAGATCGGCCAGGACGGCATGGGCCTGCTCGTTGTGCACCTTCAGGCCATACTCGACCAGCAACAGCCGCTTTTCCGAGTCGCCGGTCTTGGCCAGCGGAATGGTCTGGAAGCTGCGCAGGTACGCGACGGCGGCATACTCGGTGTCCACGAACAGCGCCGTACGCTCACGAGAAAAGCGATCCGGCACGATCGTGACCTCGCCGAAGTCGGACACGTACACGTCGGCCGCGCCGATGATCTGCGCCTGTTGGCCGGCCGGCACATCGCGGAAGCGGGTGGCGATGCCAGCAAACTTGCTGATTTGAGCCTTGTTGTAGGGGCCCACGATGACCATGTCGGTTTTGCCGCCGGAGGTCCATTGCTTTTGAATGGCCTCTTTGAACGCGTCTTCCGTGATGGCCACTTGGGTGCCATCGGTCGCGCCGGCATTCGGATAGCCCGAGGTGCCCCCCGACAACGTCGGGTTGGCGCCACCGGCGCCGCGTACGGAGTTGGTCCGGATGAACGCCTCGAAGCCCGCGGTCTTCCGCGGCGTGGCATCGTCGCCGCCAACCGCGGGCTGGTTGCCCGTCAGGATGGCCTCCATGTCGCGCTTGAGCTCGGACGCTCGCTTGGCCATCTGGTACGCCAATTCCGACCGGCGGCCGGCCTTGTTCACCGTTTCGATGGTGCCGGTAACGCTGACGGTCTTGCGCGAGATCTGCGTGTAGTTTCCGACACGGGTAGTCGGCGCGACCACTTGCGGCGCGGCATCGTCGCCTTCGACGGCGGCGTTATCCGTGTCGACCGACGCCAGCACGTCGGTTTGCCATTCGAAGTAGGTGCTCTGCGCCGTGGTCTTGCCGATATTCGACATGAACGGCGTATCCACCGGGGAAATGTTGTAGATAACGTCGGCCAGGTCCTCGCGGATGCCTTTGGCGTCGTAGGTGGTAACGGTATTGGTCGGGAGTGCCATTTTTCAGTCCTCGGGAAGTAGTTTTTCGAAGACCGAGGCGGCGTCTTTGACGGCACCGGTCTTCGCGAGACGTTGCTTCGCGCGAGTCGTATCCGTGGTCCTGGGTGTCCGCTCATTCGCGGATCCAGGCTGCGCAGGCTTGCGACCAGGACGCTGCCCGTTGGGCCGCATCGTGGCGCGCTTCTCTTGCAGTTGGCGGTAGCGCGCTGCGTCGCGCGCCATCAGCAATACCCGATGGTCAAACACCTGCTTCAGCTCGTCGTCGCTGTATCCGAGCTTTCGCCCGTACTCGACGATCAAGCGTTGATCGGCCGCACGCCTTTGGTCGTCCTTCCATTCAGGAAGCGCCTCAAGCGTCTTTTGCCGTTCAGCTTGCAAGTGCTGTTTCATCTGCAGTTGACGTTCCGCCTCGGCTTGCGCGTGCAATTCCCGCTGCGACACAGTCACCTGCTGTTGCTGCTCTCTCCAACTGCGCCATACCTCGCGCTGCCGGGCCCATTCGTTGGGGTCCTGCTGATACAGGGCGTCCCAGTCAGGCTCTTGCGGCGTGAGTTTCTGGATAAGCTCGTTTGCCTGCTGCAGAGCGGTTGCGTACTTCGCACGCTCTTGACGCGCTTGCTCGGCTTCAGCTTGAGCGGCTTGGCGCTCTTGAGCTACGACCTGAGTCTTGCGCGTGTAGTCCGCCGTGCGGCTGTAGCCCTGCAACAGCTCGTCGAGCGTCACCTTCAGGTCTTCGCCGTCGACCTTGACGGTAAATTCCTTCGGCTGCTCTTGGCCCTTGTCAGCGCCATCGCCTTCCTCGTCGGACTGCCCCGCGTCTTCCTCGTCGTCGTCGCCTTGCGAGTCGTCCAGGTCGGATTCATCGTCAAGGTCCACGTCTTCAAGGTCGTCGTCGGGCAATTCGGCCGTGTCGGGGTTGGGTTTCCCCTTTCCCTGATTGGCCGGCTGTGCCTCGCCCCCCGGTTGCTCCCCGTCTTCCACGGACAACAGATGGTCGAAGTGCTGTGCTGCGTCTTGAATCGCGTCGCCGGTTCCTTGCGGATTGCCGTTGGATTCGATCTGCATTCTATGTCACCTATTCGGTATGAAATTCGTGTGAGGGGGCGCTTAACCCGCGCGCCGCGGCTTGTTCAGGTACGGCGCCGCCAGTTTTCCGGCGTCAGCCGCGACGCGTAGATGCTTGACGAGCTCGTCATGCGCCTTGACCATCCGGAACAGGTATTCGCGCTGCTGTGCGTCGCCGTCTTCAGACTTCTCCCATTCCTCGACGTAGCGCGCGCGACACGCGGCAAGCGCCTGGATCAGCGTGGGGTTGTCGAGTAACTCTTGCGCGCGGCGGCCGCGTTCAATATCTCGCTGGCGGCTGGCCTCTTGGGCGTCTTTGTCCATTCGTCACATTCCTTGGAAGTCAGGTTGTTGTGCGGAAACTTGTGGCTGCGCGACAGCGCTGGCTGCCTTGGCTATATGGCCCAGGGTGGCGCGGTGGCTTTGTCCCTGCTGGTCCATTTCGGCCATCTGCAGCCGAATCGCAGCGTCGAGCGCCGCATCGCGCTCCTGCCCGGCGTATTTCAGTTCCAGCTCTTTGAGCCGGAGCATCGCGTCCATCGCGTTCTTCTGCTGCTCGCGTTGTTCCTGCGCGACGGCCTTGGCCTTGTCGAGTTCCAGGCGTTCCTGGGCGACACGAATTTGCCCTTGGGCCAGCATCAAGGTTGGATCGGGCGGCGGTTGCTGTTGGGCCGGCGGCTGGTATCCGTCCGGTACAGCGCTAAAGAAGCGCGAGCTATCGCGGAAGCCGGAAAGTTCCGTCATGGCGCGCAGCGCGTTCGCGTACTGCGACAGGGAGACAATGGGATTCGCCAGGCCCAGCGTTTGAAGGATCTGCTCCTGCTTCGCGACGATCTGACCGAGGGCCTGAAGCTTAGAGTCGACCGTGCCGGTGCCCAGCGCGATGTTGACCTTCACGTCCAAGTCGGCATTCCAGGCGCGGGGGTCCATCGTGACCCACTGGCCGCGGATTCGCACCGTGCGCGGACGGTCCTGATTCTGCACAACCAGATGCAAAATGCCCTTGAACAGCTTGCGCATTCCGTTGGCCAGGATGCGCGCTTGCAACTCCACCTTACCTTGCGAGCCGGATATGGACTGCTGCACCGCCAACTTGTTGGTGGACTGCAGCGAGTCCGGATCCAAGCCGAGCTGCGCGCGCGATACGCCCGTGCGCATTTCGCGGACATCGTCCAGGTATTCCAGCATCGGGAACGCCGCCTGACCCACAAACGGCGTCGCCAAGGGCTGCACCATGCCAGGCGCACGCATTCGAATTACGGCGCCGTTCTCGTTGTTCAGGACATCGTCGACGTTCACCTGGCCCTCGACGATGCCCATGCGCGGGTGAATGCTCTGCGCCAGGCTGTCGAGTGAATTGCGCCAGATAACCGTCTTGGTGCGCTGCAGGTCCATCGTGACATCCGCCAGCGACAGACCGAAGAACGTGTGCGGCTCGGGGTCGCACTGGAAATCGGCGAACGGCACATGATCGGCCGCCTCGTGGTGCACCACCTTGTAGCCGGAGCCCATGGTGCAGACCTTGCGAAGCTCCGCAATGCCGTCGCCGTCGTAATCGACCCGTACGTACGCCTCGACATACAGCACGCGCTGCGTGGCCGGATTGAGCGCATCGAAGCTGCCCACCGCGCGGGAGAACGGCTGCCGCTCGATGTACTCGATGTTGTTGTCGAGCTCGGGGCTGGTGACGAATGTGCGGACTTCGTCCTCGTCGTAGCCCATGGCCACGAGGTCGGAGACCGTTTTCATTGATCGATGCCCGACCAGCGCGCAATGATGCGCAGAGCGGGCCCGCCGATCGATAATGAATTCCTCCGGCGGGAGTGCCTCGATTTTTACTCGGCCGCGGGCCACGCGCCGCTTGATGCGCAGATCACGCAGCAGCGCCGGCGGCGGCATGGGCATGTCAGGCGCCAAGGGAATCTGTGCGGCGGTCTCGTCAGGGTACTCCGCGAGGGTCTCGATATCCTCGACCTCGTCGTCGTCCTGCAGCACCTGCATGCCGATGTCATCCACACCGGTGTAGGTTTCGGTCTTGACCTCGACGCTGTCGTCCCACCAGAATTTCGCGAATCCGACCTTTCGGATCAGTGCGTCCTTGAAGACGCTATGCAGGATCTCGAAGCCGTCGTTGTCCCGCTCGAAAACGTAGTTGGCATACGCCGTGGCCTGTTCGGCGAGTGCCGTTTGCCGCATGGCGGCTTGCATGTTCACGGCGCCGCTGGGCTCGTACTCGACGACGTTCTCCGCGCCGAAGAAGATGCGCATCAAGTCGGGAAGTTGGCCCAAGACCACATCGCGCACGTCGCTGGATACGACCTTGGACCGGCCGTCTTCCTCGTCGCCGTACGCGTCGCCGCGGTATCGCTTGGTGGCCTCCGCACGCTCCGGGCCGATTTCCATGTCGGTGAAGCTGACGGCGTCGTTGAGCTCGCCCTGAATGAGCGCGCCGAGCTCATCATCCGACATGCCGCCATCCTCGTCGCGCCGTGGCGCGGGGTTGTTGGCGGCGGCATTGGCCTCCGATGCGTCTTGCTCGGCCAGGAACTGCTCCAGGGCGTCGACGTCGTCGATGGGGATCGCGGATTTTCCCGGCATTTACTTCTTCTTTTTCCCCATGAGGCCCATGGCGCTATTCACGGGGGCGTCACGGCCGGAGGGGCCAGGGCCGCGGCCACCGCCCGTCGAATTTCCGTGGGGGGTGGGCGTCAACATCTGCTTGACCTTGGCTTTGCCGGCCGTCGAGCCGGTGTGCGTCTTCATGCTCTTTTTGAGCCATCCGCTCATCGCGGTTACTGCCTTGGGGTTGGTGCTTGCCATGTGAATCTCCGAGAACGATGAACCGGGGTTACTTCGATCCCGGATTGGTGGAAGGCGATTCGGCGCGCTGGCGCCCTTGCTCGCCCCAAAACAGGCAAAACGCATGGCCCGGGCTTTGCAGACCCGCCCACACGCGAAACATGCCGCGCAGGTCCAAGTAAAGGGTGAAGAACCGGCCGCCTTCGTTGATAGAAACGGTCCGGCGCGCCCAGGACACGTATGAAGTACCGCCAGCAAATTCCAACTTGGCCATGGGGATTTCCACTCGCTAGTTGATCGTGTAGCTGTAGAAGACGTTCGCGGCCTGCGACCACACGAATCGCCGAACGCTCGTCGGCGTCATGACGATGGTCTTCGTCCGCGTGTATCCGCCCGTTTGGGATGGGTCCGCCACAACTACGTCATCGGCGAAGAGGACCGGGACCGTCCCGCCGGTGGGCATGTAGGCGGCAATCGTGAACCGGTCTCCATCGCGCAACCCGTACGTGGAGGCGGATTGCACCGTCACGTTCATCGTGGAAACTGTCATGACCGCGAGCGTGTCGCCATCGGTCAACGTCTGAAGCGTCGCGGTCGAGTTGATGAGCTGCAGCTTGTGCTGCGGCGTGCGACCGTCCACATACGCCTCGGTCGCGATGACCGGATCGCCGGCGGTGTAGGCACTGAACGGGATCGCCGTAACGTCGCCGGACCCCTTCAGCTTCCCGGTGACGACCGGCCCAACCGTAGCGTCGTTCAAAGGAGGCGGCACGGTCGAGCAACCGGCCAACGCCAGGACCGCGAGGGCAAGGAGTTTGCGCATGGCCGGTCCTTACGCCGGGTCGGCTATATCGCCGATTGCCGTCAGTTGCTCGGCGATGGTGCCGGCGGCGATCGCGGTCCCGCCAGCGGTCGTAAACGCCGGCGCTTGGATCTTGGTCGCGTCGAAGGTGATATTGGCCGTGCCGTCGAAGGCCACCGAGTTGATGGTGCGAGCGGTCGCCAGCTTGGTAGCCGCCGCTGCAGTACCGTTTCCAGCCAAGGCGGTCGTGGCGGTCGTGCCGAGCGCCAGGTTGGACGTGCCCGCCCCGATAGCGGCACGGGCAGACGCTTGATCGGCCCCCGCGGCGACAACCGCCGGCTTGCCTGGGAGCGTGCTCCACGTTTGCCCCTGCTCCGAGGACTTCAGTTGCGCCGGATCCAGGCCCATGAGCTGCGCCTGGTTGCAGAAATCGCCTTGAATGCCCATCGCAAGCTCCTGTTTTCCTAAATCTTGGAAGTTGCGTCCTATCCTATGGGCTTAGGCTGTGGATAAGTTTCGCCGGAGGGGCTTTTTCCAGCTTGTCGAGTAGGCGCCGCCGTGTAACGCCGTCGCGGCGTCGCTCGCAAAGGTCAGAATGAATGCGTCGCCCAGGTCAGGGGATCGCCGGAGGCGCTTCTTGGTCTGGTCCTTCGACTCCGCGGCGATCCTGCCGGCGGAATCCGGGGGGAGATACCGCACGGACACCAGATCCGCGCATAGCGCCTCGTCCTTCGGCATGACGCAATCCCGCGCCTCAAACCACGCCTTGGCCTTGAACCACAATTCCGTCCGCAGGTTGCGGTATGTCGCCGAAATCGACGGCACTTCGGACACATTGATGCCGCGCACCGGCAAATCGAGCTCGCGCAGGCGATCGACGACACCGGCGCCCAGGCCGATCACGTCGACCAGGATTTCCACCGGGCGCCGCTCTACTGGCGTGGCGTCCCATTCGGCTTTCACCAGGCCCGCGGTCTGCATGGTGTCCAGCTTGGTCCACTTGCGCACTGGCTCGATGAGGGCATTGGCCTGGCGCTTCGCCAAGGCCGAGGCATCGTCGCCAAAACGCGCCACGTCGACGCCCCACACGATGGGCGCCGTCGCGACCGGCTGGATGTCACGCGACATCGCGTCCTCGACGAGCGCCAGCGGGATGATGGTGTCGTCGTCGGATCGGGGGAACTCGCCCAGGACGCGCACACGGTACGCGTTGGATTCCTCGCCGTAGGTTTCCGCGACCTCGCGGATAAAGTCCCGGGAAACGCGCTTGCTGTCCTCGCAGGACACGCGCATGGTGAACCACTGGGCCCGGTTCTTGTTGTGGGTGTCGTAGAAGTACCCGCTTGTGCGGGTAGGGTTTCCCAACAGGATGGTGATGGCGTTATCACCGGACATCGATCCAATGGCCGCCTCGAAAACCGCCTCGGGTACGCCGGACGCCTCGTCCGCCACCAGCATGACGTAATCGGCATGCACGCCCTGCAGCGCTTCAGGCTTCTCGGCGCGCGCCGTCCGGGCGGAGATAAATGCCTCGGTCGGGCTGGCCTTGAGTTCAATGCGCTCGGACTGGGGGTCTACCAGCTCCTGCAGCGCCGGCGGCAATTCAGCAATCCACCGCTTCAGCTCGGCGAAAAGCGCGTCGTATAGCTGCGAGCTGCTCGGCGCCGTCACCGGAATCTTGACCGTGTACCGGGTCAGGAAGTACCAGAGCATCGCCCAGGCGGCGAAGGTCGACTTCCCGACGCCATGGCCCGAACGAATGGAGATTTTCCGGTGCTTGGTGAGCGCGTCCAACGCCGTGCATTGCCATTCGTCTGGCTCGACGTGCAGCACTTCACGCACGAATCCGACAGGGTCATCGCGGTACGTGGCGATGAAGTCGAGAAACGGATTGGGTTGATTCATGCCCCCGATTCTGTGGGGGCTCCCCTGTGGATAAGCCGGGGCGGAGGGACGCTTACGCCGGCTGCTGCGCGAGGATGCGCTGGACGGCGACGTGGGAAATGGCGATGTCGTGCTTGATGCGTACCATCTGCGCGATGTCCCGCAGGCTGTAGCCTTCCATCTTCGAGGTGAGAATGGTTTTGATGGCTGCCTGCTCTTTGGGCTCGGGCACCAGCACCGCGTCACGGCCGGCGCCCTCCTTGCGAAAGCCGAACGGCGCCGTGCCCCCGATGTGGCCGCCCTTCGCTTTCTTCGCGCGCCGACCCTCGGCGGTCCGCTCAAGGATCCGCTCGCGCTCCATTTCGGCCACCGCGGCGAGGATCGTGAACATGAACTTCGCCATGCCGTTCTCCGTCACGGGCTCCGTACCCATGTCGGCCACGATGAGCTTGATGCCCTGCTCTTTCCAGAGTTTCGACTTGGCCAGGGCATCCGCCGCGTCGCGGAATGCACGATCGAGCTTCGCAACGATGATCGTGTCGCCCTTCTTCAACCGCTTGAGCAACTTGGCGCCCCCCGGGCGGTCCTCAAGAGGCTTGGCGCCCGACACGCCGGCATCGGCGATGACCTCGGCCAGTTCGTCGTCGTGGTAGAGCGCAACTGCACGTATGCGCCGCTCCTGCTCGTCCAGACTGGTGTTGTCGACCTGGTCGACGGTCGATACGCGGGTGTATCCGTAGCTGGCCATCAGTGCAGGTCCCCTTTGCGGGGCCCGATTTTTCCCTTGGCCTGGGCTTCCTTTTCAAAAAAGTCCATCGTGCGCGCGAACGTGGACTGCACGATACCGACGCACTCGGCCATCGTCATTTCCTGACCGTCCATGACGACCGTGCTTTTCATCTTCTCGGGGTTCAACAGCGGCATGAGCTCGCCGACCTTCCGGAAGTGATACCGCAGTTGGTCTATCAGCTCACGCGTCCCGACCTCTCGCGCACCCGCCGGTCTGTCGTTGTCGCCCAACTCGACCTCCTGCATGCGCGCCAGGCGCTCGGCATCCTGTTTGCTCATGTTGCCGAAGGGATTGGATTCCGTCCCATACAGCGCTTGGTAAACATGGTCCGGGTACACGTTGGCGCCGCCCTGGTCATCGATCACGAGCCAATGCCCCTGTGGGACCGAAATGCCATCTGGCGTCGTATGGATGCTGCTGAACGAGGGGGAATATCCCGCAGGCTTGGCCTTGCGCGCAACCGCGTCGACCTCGTCGTGATTGCTCCCCTGGTACTGCGCTGCGTGAGCCTTGCGCGGAATCGTCACGTCGAAATTTCCTCAAAAAATTTTCGGGGGAATCGACGGGAACGTGAGTGTGGGAGAGGCCATAGGACTGCCCCGCCATGGTGCCCACCCCGGGGGGGTCCGGCAACGTTGCCGCACCTGGGCCGCGCGCCTACCGAATGCCGCGCCGCGCCCTGCTCCGCCCCTCGTTCGCATCGTTGTGATGGGGCATTCTGCGCGCTGGTGCCTTGGTTTGTAAAGCCCTTTTAAGAGGCTTACATCATGCCGCCCTGAATGCTGCGCGTCGCTACTCGCCAGCGTGTTCAGCAGGCGCAGGAAGCGCAGGTATCTCCACTGCCTGAGCGGCCGGCAATGCCCCTGTACGGCCCGCAGACAGCGCGCGTACTGCATCCAGGTGCAGGGCATTGAGGTTGATGGTTACGCCGCCCTCGACGCGCTGGCCGAACTGCTCACGGTTCAGCCGTTCAGCCCGCCAGAATCGCGCCTTGGCCTGCATGTCGGCCTTGCGCAGCGCCTCGGCGACCAGGGGCGCGTCGTCGATCAGGTCCGATGCTTCCTCGACCAGGGCGAATGCGGCCCGCGTGCGCGCACGCGAGAGCGCTGCTCCGATGTCGGCATCTTCCTCCGCCAATTTCCAGAGCGAAGACTTCGACACGCCCAGCTTTTCCGCGATCACACGAGCGGGTAATCCCTCGGATTGCATGTCGATCCATTCGTCCAGGTGTCCGCGCAGCTTTGCGACGTCCTCGTGGTACTTCGGTTTGCCCGCCATCGTTATGCCCCTTTCTCGATTCCCAGTATTGCGTACAGCGTAGGGTATACCTCTGCTGCGCGCAGGGCTGCGACTCGGACAGCGGTGGGCAGCACCATTGCGTGACGATTGAGTAGTTCCTTGATGCGGACCCCTGCCTTGTCCGTAAACGGGGAGTTCGCTGCGTCTGCGTGCGCTGCCCGCTTGTTGCCCTTGTGGACTTCCGCGATGAAGATGCGGCGCACGTCCGGGGCTGACAGGCCGAATTGCTGCCCTACGTGTGCGATCGTGCATCCGTCCGCCAGCCGGGCGACTATCTGCGCATTCCGATCAATCGGGACAACTATCGCCATTCTCGGTTCCTTCCGGGTTTGCGCGTGGTGCGGCTTCGGATGCACGCTCGGCATGTAGGTATGCATGTAGGTATCCTTCCAACAACCAGACCTTCTCCCGTGCGTTGCTGTACGCGATGGTGCGCGCGGCGTGTACGTTGAAACCCAATGGGCTGACAGGGGAACATTCCCCCGTGACGTGAAAGCCATTGCGCAGCGTGAGCGTGCAAATGGTGACGTGCGTATCCGGGATCATGGTGAACGTCATGCCCTGGATAGCGGCGTCGATATCCTCGTTGCCCAGAAGGCCGGACGGTTGCTGTTCGTCTTGCATGGTTCCTCCAATGGCCGGGGCGCCTGCGCGCCGCCGGCCTGTGTCATCAGGTTGTGGGCTGGTCTTGCCCTTCGGGCTGTGCCTTGATGACGTGGGCATCCACGGATACCGACGCAGTCATGCCGCCAAAGAGTCCGGCGGGCGCGAGCGTGGCACGCTGAAGTGCCGCAACTTCGACATCGTGCGCAGACATGGCTGCCTGCCCAAGCTGATAGTCCATCCATCGCGCGTACTCGGTTCCCGCGGCGGGCGGCGTGCTATTGCCATCCCAGAGCGGAACGTTTTCACATGCGTGGGTTTGTCCCTTCGCGTCAAAGACCGTCAGGTTGACGTTATCCGGCGCGTTGACCTTAGCGATGATTGCAGCCAGCGGGCCAGGGCCGTGCATGCCGAAGCCAACGATGCTTTCGATTGTGTCCAGCATGCTTTGCTGTGCGGACGGATAGAAGTGAACGATTCGGCCAACGGTGGGTGTGATGGTGTACATGGTTGCTCCTTAGAAATGCCGCGCGCCACCATGGCGCGGCGACGATGGGTCAATGTCGATCAGAGGAAGGAGAGCGCAGGCGAACCACCCGGCAATTCCAAAGCGCGGTCGATCTTTTGAAGAGCCAGCTGCGTATTACGCAACCGCTCGCCGACTTCGAACATCTTGCGCGCCACCTCCGTTTCGGGAAGCTGCGTCGGCTGGCTTCTGCTCGCGGACTCGGTAGTTGGGCGCGAAACAGGGGCGAGCCGTACTCGTAGCTGCTCGACCCTTTCAGCGATGGAGTCCGCGATATAAAGCAAAATCTCCACGTGTTCGAAAACCTCGCCGCTGGGCGCTTCCGTTTGGCCGATCAGTCTTGAAAAGGATTGGTTGTCGGGATGAGGCATTGATGCTCCTGGGTAGTGTGGTCAGATGTACCCGGGCGAATACGGGCGCGGCTGGAGCAATTCGCCCAGCAGCTTCAAGACGCGCCCGGACTTCACGTCTTTCCCGGTGAATCGGAGAACGCGCCAGCCGGCGAGCATGGCGGCGTTGTATTTCTCGGTGTCCTTTACGAAACCGGCGCCGCGCGTATGACGGCCACCGTTCCACACGCCACCCTCGATTTCGACCGCAAGCTTCTCGGCTGGCCATGCGAAGTCGAAGCGCCAGCGGCGGCCGGGCATGAAGCGGTATTCACGGACGGGCGACTCAAACTTGGCGGCGCGGATTTGCAGCGCCAGCAATTCCTCAAGCGGACTCGGCAGCGCCTTGGCGGCCGGCTTCTGCGCGGTAGCGTTGCGCCGCCGCGTCATAGGGTTTGTCCCATCAAATCCGCAATATGATTTGCTTGACGTGGATACAAATCCGCAATATGATTTGCTCCATGGAACTCGAATTCGACCCGGCCAAAGACGCCCGCAACATCGCCAAACACGGCATCTCTCTGGCTGACGCTATGCTGGTCTACGAGAACCCGGGCAAAGTGACATGGCCGACCAATCGGGCCGACAGTCTGGAAGACCGGTTCATGGACATTGCGATGGTTGAGGTTGCTGGGGTTGTTCTGGTTCTGGTCTATGTAGTTCGCGGCAATGCGGTGCGTGCAATCTCGATGCGCCGCGCCTCGAAAACGGAGCGAAAGCGCTATGAAGAAGCACGGAAAAACTGATTGGGAACGGGTCAAGGCCGAAGCGGCGGCCGATGCGCCCATTGCGCATGACCGCACGACGGACCCGTATGATCCAAACGACGACGCGGCGGTTAACGCCTTTTTCGACAAGACGCCACCAGTGCGCCGACGCGGGCCGCAGAAGGCGCCGACAAAGCGCGTCGTGACCATGCGCCTGTCGCCCGATGTTGTGGACACGTTCCGGGCCACTGGCGACGGCTGGCATTCGCGCATCGACAATGCGCTTAAGGACTGGCTGAAGACGCACACGCCGGCGTGACACGCCATTGCTTAAACCCAGGTACGAATGTACCGGCGGAAACGTATGGGCAGAAAATTTGATAGCGCGCCCGACGCTGACAATCCGGAATGGACGGAAGAAACCTTTGAAAGGGCACTAACGTTCGACCAGTTGCCCGAAAGCCTGCGACGCAAATTGCAGTCCATTGGCGTGCGCAAGAACAGAGGCGTGGCGCAAACGCGCGAGATCAAGTCGTTGAAAGATTGGCTGCAGCGACGTCGCTGATGGTGTGAGATAACGTGTGTGTCGTCCCGTAGGCGCGCGGATCGAGGGCATGACGACCAGTGCGCTCGAATCCTGCCCGCCGTCCTATTGCCGCCAAACGGTCAGCTCGCTCGTTTCCTGGATCGCCGTTATGGCCTCGCACCCATTTGAAATTGGCGAAAACTCGCTGCTTTTGCTCCTCGAGCGCGACCCATAGATCTCGATTTAGCATGGGGGAGCCCTTTTTCATCCAATTCTTTGCTGCCCAGCCTTTTGACCATACCGTCAGCCCTTTCACGCTGTACTGCGAATCGCTATAGATGACTGCCATAGCGCCGGTCGGCAAGCTCTTCAGTGCTTCTAGAATCGCGGTGAGCTCCATTCGGTTATTCGTTGTCTGCGCTTGACCACCATGGCCTGAGGCGCCATCGTCTCGATGCCAGCCCCATCCCCCGATGCCCGGGTTAGGATCGCACCCGCCGTCCGTGTAGATGATGAAAGGCTTCGAGCCAATGTCGCTGCCGATAAGTTCGCTGGACGTATGGCTACGCGCGGATAGGTCTTCTCTGTTGTCCATATCTGTTTTCCTTTCACCATTTCACCCGAGCCCCCCCTACCCCCCGTGACGGAGGATCGGTTGGCTCAGGCTCACCGCCCATTACGGGCGCATCGACTTTCTGCGTGGCCGTTGCGACCCTCCACGCATCCCGAGGTCTCGATGTTCGCCAACCTCCCAGGTCGTAACGGAGTTGCACCGCCGCCGAATCTCGGCTCGCCTGGTACCCGTTTTGTGCGGCCGCTGGGTTACTCCGCGTGTTTTCGCTCTGAAGCCCATACAGGCCCGTGACATTTCCCCGGAGCAAAGGGGCGTTATCGTTACGGCATAGGAACTCCTGCCGCTGACTGGAATGGAGGCAGCGCCGTGTCCGTTGTATGGTGCGGCAACGTTGCCGCACCACCGGATTGAGACGATTCATCGTTAGCCACGGGGGCTGTTTGACTAGCGGCATGGCGCCAGCTTCTTGGTGCCTCTGTGAACTCGTCCAATACGTCGAGTAGCGAGAGCCGAGCGTCTGCAGATGTAAGGCGCTTGATTACTTCCAAGCTGGGACGCTTCCCTCTCCACCTCGTTGCGATCTGCCAGAGGTAGCCTGAATTGAGGCCGGCGGCGTCCGCAAACGCAAGCCTTTCGGCCGGGGTCAATGACTCATAGAGTTGAGAGAGGTTCATGAGCGAAAGCTTAGCAGTCGACTAAGCCATAAGTCAATAGCTGCCTGCTAAGATGTGGTTAGCGAACCGCTACACAGAGGGAATATGAAAACCGCTGCGCAGATCCGCCTACAAAGGCTTCGAATGTTGGTCCAGGAGACGGGATCAATCGCCGCTCTAAATCGGGCGACCGGCAAGCAGGACCGCGATTCCACTTACTCCCAGATCCTTAACGGATCTATCAGCAGTGCTACCGGCCGCCCCAAAGAGATGGGGGCGACGATGGCGCGGAAGATCGAGGAGCACCTAGGGAAGCCGTTAGGCTGGATGGACACTGATCCAGAGGATGCTAGGACGAAATGGCCGTTTATCGACATAGCGCCGAGCAGGTTTTCGGCGCTCCCCGATCGCGTAAAGGGGCGCATTGAAGAGCGCGTGTTAGCCATGATCGAGGAATGGGAGCGTAGTGAAGACACGATGACTGAACTGCAGAAAGCCGTGTCAGAGATGGAGGGAATCGCCGCCAGCGCGCACAGTCGCAAGCGACGCGCTTGATCTACGGATGGACACTCCGCTCCAAAGGTAACCTTGCACCGGATCTATTTGCCACTCGATCCGTGAGGCCTACATCAAACCACGTTCGGCTGCCCCGATATTGCATTCGCTATTGACCAATGCTTAGCTGGTGACTAATATTCCCATCTATGCAGCAGCCCGTTGGTAAGCCACCGATGCTCGCTGCGAACTGATTGATGGGGGTAGCCCCGTCCCATTCCTGGACCAGGGAGCAACATGTCAGAACATCACCAACCATCCACGCAACGCGGAGGCGCGACCAGCGTCCAAAGAGCAGCGCATATGCACGCCAATGCACCGACACCAAACGAAGCCGTACTCTCGCCACAAATTGCCTTAGAGGCCGCCGCAGAAGTCCTGCGCCAAGCCGGCGCTCTTTTCCACACCATACAAGTCGCCTTCGAGGCGGGGAAAGGCGGCGTCATTGATATCCTCACCTTGGCCGACATCGGCGCCGCGCTATGCGGCAATGCTGCTGAACAAACCCAGGAGAGCGCCGACGCTGAGTCGGCATGTCCAGGGTGGAAGCCCGCGCCGCTTGAGCCGACGTCAAAGATGTCCGTGATGGGGGCCTGCCAGATAAAGGGATACGACCGCAGCGGTGTATGCCATTGCGGGTGTGAGGACTTCCCGGACACGTGCGGTAAAGCGGATGCTGTCTATCGCGCAATGCTGAAGCACGCTCCGGAAGCATCGCGGGCCGGCGGCTTTTCAAGCCACGATCGGACAGAATATTGCGCACACGCCCAGCATGCTGGCGATGCGATCGCTGAATGACCCCGATAGACCACGAAACCGCCATAACGCGGCAGCACGCCGCGGCGCAGTGCTGGTGCCACGCGATCACCACGATCAACATGCGCATGGCGCTGTGCCCCACCTGCGGCAAAAAGCGCTGCCCGCACGCGACGGACCGCCTGAACCTGACCACGAGAAGCAACGAGCCAGGCCAGGCGGGTAATTTCCATTCCGAGCCGGCGGCTCAGAGGGACACGGATGCGCCCGCGCAGCAGTTCATCATGTTCCCCACGGGATGCTTGCTTCCGGCTGCGCAGGGCGACGAGGCAACTATCCGGATTTCCCGGACAGTTCAGTTATCCGGAAATTCCGGAGAACTGGCCGACCCAACTATTCGAAATTCTCTAATGGTTGGGCATGGCTACGAGCGGTCGGCGCTGCAACTGATTTCTGATATCGCGTCGGGCAGCAGGACTGTGAATAGCCAGCCACATATCGCCAAGATTGCGCAGGATGCCTTGTCTCGCCCGGGTGGCGGGATATCCGCATCGAGTCGCCCGGAAACCCGCCTGGGTACTGGCTCGGAGGGTGGCGGGATATCTCAGCCGCCCAGGGCGCGGGATGCGGAGCGCGCGCTGTGAGCAGTAGTGTATTCAGCAGGGGGGGAGGTTCGCGTATCGCTGGCGACCTTGGAAGCGATACGCGATGGAGTGCTTCATCAGCACGGGACACCAGCCGGAATGTTCGTCTACGGCGCGCGGCTCGGCGCCGTACAGGTGGATGGCACATGACCGCGCCATCCATCACGATGTCGCCTCATCCGCGCAATAGCCTGAACGGCCAGCCGCCATGCGGCTTGTTTAGTCGCAACAGGGCCGGAGACCATCCTGCTGGACCCGTGGATTCGATCCAGCTGGCGGACGCGTATATATCCGATGTATTGGCCAGTAGAAAGCCGCTTGACCACCGGCTTGATGTCCCGTGGACCCGAATTTGTGACGACATACATGGAAGGCTCCTTTTCGTTGAAGCCGCCACTCTAGGCCGTCGAACCTGGACTAAGCACACCCGCAAGATCCAACGATTGGCCATGTGTGGACCCTACCAGCCCGAGGGGACACAGCCGGTGAGCTCCGGATCACGCTGCGCGGCCCACGGCGGGTATGTGGGCGCAGGCGCGCGGACGGTTCCGCAGGGAGCAGCGTGATGGAGGCCGACGAAATAGCCCTCACCTTGCAGGAAGCTGCCCAGCGGCTGCACCTGTCATACAGCACCGTCTTTGCCCACCGCCGCAAGATCGGCTTCCGCATACCGGGATCCCGCGTTTGGCGGGTTTGGCCGTCCCAACTTGCGATCCTGACCGAAAAACGGTCCAATCTGACCCGGCTACATCTGCGGGTCGGTGGAGAAATTGAATGTCCATCTACCGACGCGATGGCGGTGAAATCTGGTGGGTCAACATCAGCCCGCCAAGCGGCCCGCGAATTAGACAATCTACTGGCACAGCGGATGAAAAAGCCGCGCAGGAATTCCACGACCGATTAAAGGCGCAGCTCTGGCGTCAAGAGAAGTTCGGTGAACGACAGGCCCGCGCATTCGAAGAGGCTGCCGTCCGGTTCCTACGCGCGTGCGAAGGTCAAAGCGACTACGGCACAAAGCTTCGTCATGTCGAATACTGGCTGGGGAAATTCAAGGGCCGCGACGTTCGCTCTTTGACCTACGACGATATTTCGGACAATCTGCCCACGCACAGTGTTCACAAACACAAGCCGGCCGCGGCGCTCAAGGGCGCCACGCTGAACCGCTATGTGTCGACCATCAAGCGCATGCTCAATCTGTGCGCCGAATGGGAGTGGATCGACAAACCACCCCGGTTCCCCGCCTTCATCGAACCTAAGAAGCGTGTGAGGTGGGAACCGCCGGAGGTGATCTATGAACTGGTGCAGGCCCTGCGTCTGCCGTGGATGAAGGATGCCGCCATTGTGGCCGTGGCCACCGGCATGCGCGAAGGGGAGCTTTTCGGCCTGCCGCCGCGCCAGGTCAGGCTGACGCAGCGCACCGCCTGGGTGGCCCACGACGACGCGAAGTCCGGCCGTGGACGTACCGTGCCGCTGAACGATGACGCAATGGAAATTTTGGAACGCCGCATGAAGACGGCAAGCCGGCTGGTCTTCACGCGCGGAGAACGGCTTACGGCACGCATTGCGCAGAACGACAGGCGCGACCTCGAGCGGGCATGCAAGGCGGTCGGCATCGAGGATTTCCACTGGCACGACCTACGCCACACTTGGGCGTCATGGCACGTGCAGCGCGGCACGCCGCTGATGGTCCTAAAGGAGCTGGGCGGCTGGGAAACAATCGAGATGGTGCAGAAGTACGCCCATCTTGCGCCAAGCCACATAGCCGCGCATGCGGAGACTGTCACGTTTCTGGCACAGCAGCGGGGGCAGGCAGAAAAAACGCCGCTGGACAGAGCGGCGTAG